AATCGTAGAGCTACACGAGCAAGGTCTTGGCTACACTAAGATCGGCGAGCAAGTGGGATGCTCTCGCTATGCTGTCCGCGACAGTCTTCAATCCGTAAAAGCTAGAGCTGCCACGCAAGGCTGGTCTCCCCAGCATGACATGGTTCATACCGTCCCCGATGGCTTCAACGTAAAAGGCGTCTCGACCTACTACAACGATGAAGGCAAGCCCGTTGGTCAATGGGTTAAGTCTGCCAGTGATAAAGAGCGACAACTTGAAATCGCACTGGAAGCATTCAAGGCTGGATTCCTCGAAGAGATAGATGGCCTTTACAAGCCCGTAAAAGCCCCAGAAGCGGGGAAGGAAGCAGATAGGCTATCGGCTTACCTCATTGGAGATCATCACCTGAACGCGCTCTGCTGGTCCCCTGAGACAGGTGGCGATGATTGGGATACGAACATAGCCCAAGACGTGCTGATCAAGGCCGTCGATAAGCTGGTATCAGTTGCGGGTGATTCGGAAGTAGGCGCACTGATTAACTTGGGTGACTTCCTCCATGCAAACTCAAGTGACAACAAGACTGCGAAAGGAACCCCGGTCGATGTCGATGGGAGGCTGGGCCGCGTCATCCGCATTGTCGGCAATCTCTTCAGAGTCTTGATCACTCGTATGCTGGAGACGCACAAAGAAGTATGGCTGATCAATGTGCGAGGTAACCACGATCCCGATGCCAGTCTCTGGCTGAATGAGATGATGCGCCTGTACTTTGCGAACGAGCCACGGGTAAAAGTCTTTGACAACTTCTCCAAGTGGATTCATTTCGAATGGGGCGAGACTCTCGTAGTCCTGCATCATGGGGACCGGGTGAAGACTCAGGCGCTCTACGAAGCTGTCACACGAGACTACGCAGAGGAATGGGGCCGCACTCGCTATCGGTATCTGTATCACGGTCATATCCACCATCGCACTGTGACAGAGCTAGGCGGATTGCACCTCGAATCGTTTGGCGTCCTCTGCCCACCCGATGCCTACCACTCTGCTTCGGGCTACGGTTCAGCGAGGTCCATGTCCTGCGTTATACTCGATAAGAAGTACGGCGAGCATAGCCGGTTCAAGATCGGCATTGATGAGGTAAAAGCATGATCCCAATTATCAGCTGTCCGCTACCGGGCGGCGGTCATGCACTCATCAAGACACAGGATATCGGTGGCGCAACAACCAGCAAGAACCCGAAAGAGTGTGATGTGTACGTGCTAGGCTGGGCGGCGAATGGGATCACGATCGATTTAAGCCTGGATGACTTCGCGGAGATATGGGTATCCGCTTTATTTGATGAGGGATCAAATGACATTGAGATCGTATTTACCGCAGATGAATTGCACTGAATGCTTCAAGACTATGGTGCCGCAGTTCAAGAAAGAATATCCCCATAAGCTGGAAGGCTGGTCGTGCGATTGCGGCAACAGCGAGAAGGCTATACTCCGAGAACGTCAATACACGAGAGAACAAGATGGCGACGATCAACAATGGGCCAGCGGACAGGGCATTTAGCAAGGCTGTAAGGCTGCGCGACGGTAAGTGTTTACACTGTCACAAGGAAGGGCGGCTTGAGTGCTGTCATATTTTTGGCCGCAGAAATAAGCGGTTGCGCTGGGCAATGTCAAACGCAGTTTCCATGTGCCACTATTGCCACCGGCATATGACCGAGCAGCCAATAATCTTTCACGAGTGGTTGAGAGAGCTGTACGGGGATGAGCGCATGGATAAGCTGCGCCTGACGAGTAATGAGATTTATAAGACTACCGAAGCGGTAAGGAAGGAAATCGCGGCACATTACCGCGATGAAGTCAGAAAAAAAGAAGCTGATCCAGATCACGAGATTCAAAGCTGGAACTAAAGTCAGCCCAGGCTTTGTAATCTTCGTTCTCAAGTAGTTTGCGCATGGCGTTTTGTTCAATCTGTCGCACACGTTGGCGAGAAACTCCGAGCACCTCAGCGATCTCGGAGTATGTCATGTGGTAATCAGGATTGGTTGCAGCTGTCATTGGTCTCCCTCATAGGGATCATGTGTGCCAGGATACTTCAGCAGCCAGCTGCCCTGCAGATTCTCGATATACTTAGTGCTGACATCATGACTTTTACACCAGCGCAAAGCACTCTCCAAGCTGTTGAAGACAATCGTTGTCATGCCTTCCACCTTATGCAGCTCGCTGTGTCACACTCTTCAGGTTGAATGGTGTTCATTGGAATCCACCAGTTCTGACCTTCTGATTTAACCAGCACCTCGAGCAGTGCCAGGTTACCCTCGTGTGAAAGACGGGAACCGAAGACAACGGACTCTTCAGCCACGTCGCCCCCGATCATGAATTGAACTACCTTGCCTATTGTTTTTGGTCTCATCGGTAGGCTCTCTCTTCTAGGTCCATGAGGTCATTCAGCATTTCATCACGAATCTGATTTAGCTGGATGACAGATTGCCCCTGGATATCGGTGAGGGCGCAGTGTAGGTCAGCTCGAGTAAGCTCTGCGAGAGTCTCATCAAGTCTGTCGAGGATGCTATTGTACTGCTCGATACGGTCGTCTAGTCCCATTGTACTTCTCCCTTGGTAAAGGCCGCTTATGCGACCAGTTTAATTGCACGTTCGATAACGTCTGCATCTAAAAATGCGCCGTGAGTAAACTTGTAGCGACCGATGTTCATATCCAGCTTTACAATTTTCTCATTGATGTAGTAGGCGGCAACATCTTCGGCGTAGTTGTTAGCGCCAGCAGTACGCAAAGCTTCAATCAAGTTTGCTTCAGCGTTTTCGATGCGGATGTTGATGTCGTTGTACATTGTGTTTCTCCCTTGGTTAATGGCTGTGTCCCCAGCCGATGACTAATACTTACATACCTAAATCTATAGTTCAACACTTTTCGTGATGTTTATTTAAAATAGTTTATAAATCACTGATCGTGTTATACTAGGACACGTCATAGCTACTGGGATTAACCCAATGTGTGAGACGGTAAAACGCGCCATGTTTTGTGCACGTAACAAAGAGCAGCACATCGAGAACCTGGAGGTGGTATGTACCCTGGTTGGTCGGTTGAAAGGATTGACGCAGAGTCAGTACCTGGATCTATGTGCGAAGGATAAGCTCGAGAATGCGCGCACACTGTACATGGCAAAACATTATCCAGCATAGGGGGAGATATGGCTGATTCTTTCTGGGGCGTGATTCCATTCCTAATCGCGCTAGTCGTTTATGTCTCATACGTTTTATGAAGGTGCTCGATTTATTCGCGGGGATTGGCGGATTTACTCTCGGTCTCGAGCGCGCAGGATTTGAGACTGTCGCATTCTGTGAGATCGAGCCATACGCTCAGAAGGTATTAGCTAAGAATTGGCCAGGGGTCCCTATCTATGACGATGTACGAACAATCACAGCAGAGCGACTGGCTGCAGACGGAATTGGAGTCGATGTCATCACAGGCGGCTTCCCCTGCCAAGACATCTCAGTCGCGGGACACCAGCGAGGCATTGAGGCAGAGCGTAGTGGATTGTGGACAGAGTGCGCCCGTTTGCTTGGGGAGCTTCGACCCCGATACGCCATCTTTGAAAACGTCACAAACCTGCTTAATGGAGAACGGGGAGCTTGGTTTAAGCGAGTTCTCTGGGACATTTCCCAGATCGGGTATGATGCGGAGTGGCACTGTATACCAGCTTCCGAACTTGGCGCGCACCATCACAGAGATAGGATCTGGATTGTGGCCTACCCCAAGAGCGCAGGAAGCAAAGCACGGAGCGCCAACAGCTTGGGAGATGACGACAGATCATGCGGGGACGCGAGACAGCTTGCGAGTTCAAGTGAACAAAAGAGAATTCTGGCCGACACCGAATGCGTCGGACAATCGAGACAGAGGGTGCATGGAAGACACGTCAGTACAGCGTCGTCTCAGAATCGGCAAGCAAGTTGGATTGTCAACCGTTGTGAAGGAAACGCGACAGTCTGGGACGCTGAACCCGACGTGGGTAGAGTGGCTAATGGGATTCCCTCTAGGTCACACAGACTTAAATGCTTAGGCAATGCAGTTGTTCCACCAATACCAGAGCTTATCGGGAGAGCTATCAATGGACATAGATGAGTACGTCATTGCAGTTCGGGCGGCAGACTCTATGTCAAAGGCGTGGAGGTCAGATGTGGCAATACTATCTAACCTACAGGTCGTGAGACTAGATGAAGCGCAAGGCACCATACTCGAGATAGTAAGGTGGGATCTCTGATGGCAGATCAACGTGGTAAGCTAGACAAGGAAACCAGGGACCGACACTTTCCTGAATACAATGGCGGCAAAGGCAGCAAGCCGCGCAACTCAACTGCTCAATCCAGACAAGCGTATAAGGATGGATGGGATAGGATATTTGGTAAGAAGAAATGAGTAATAACAGTGCAGCTCAACGTAACAGGAAGATCAGGCAGGATGCCCTCAGGGAGCAGTTAGCCCAGCAATGTCACGAACAGCATGTTATTGAAATCATTAATGAATTGAGTGATTCTGATTTGGAGTTTGACTCTCTCATGATTCGGCGCAAGGAAGTTGCACTCAATGCGCACCTCAAGCTGATGGCTAAGTACATCCCGGACCTGAAATCACAAGAGCTAACAGGTGCCGATGGCGGTGACCTGGTCATTGCTGTTCAACGTAAGCGCTTCGATGGCGACGATTGAATATGTAATGAAGCCGCAAGGCAGGGTGCTCGAGGAGTTCGCTGACTGTCGGGCTAGAAACTCTTTCATCATGGGGCCGCTAGGCTCTGGCAAAACCGTCCAAGTAATCCTGAAGTTCCTAGAGCTGATGTGCGAGCAAGCGCCAGTCACTCGCAAGGCCCATCCAAACTATGGTGTACGGCTATCACGCATCATTGCCGCTCGTAACACCTACAGCGAACTATTCTCCACGACGATCAAAGACTGGCTCGAGGTCCACGGGGATCTGGGTGAGTTCAAGCAGGGCAACAAGGAACCGCCTACGCATCGCATCGAGTTTAAATTAGAGGACGGTACGACTGTGCGCAGCGAGGTCATCTTCATAGCCTTTGATCGACCCGATCACGTCAAGAAAGCACGAGGCATCCAGACTACATGGGTGT